CCGCATCATCGCTGGTGTCCATGTTGCGTATCAGGATATTACGAATTCTGTCATTGTCGTTCCTCTCACAAAGGAGTCTGTGTTGGACTTCTACGCGTGTGTTCCTGCATCAGCGCTGAATACGATCCAGTCTCAGTCGCGCCCCACTATATTTGTCTCCGAGACAGATGAGCAGCGTGTTGCCAAGCAAGCCCAGAATCAGTCGCTCACATATGTTGGCACACTTCCTGCGGCTGAAACTCAGTTTCAAAGCGGCCGTAATGACATCATCCGTAGCTCACACTACCACGCACTTGAGGGCCTCGTTGTCTTTGACCCCTATGTTGGCCGTGAGAGGATTGTTCCTCCTGTTGGCTTTGGCCCATCCAATTGCAGGGATCTCGATGCCGCCATGAAGAAGTACATTCGCGGGCAGCACGTCCCTGAACCTAAGCATTACATTCGCTTGCTTGAGGCGGCCCATGTCTATGCCGAGCATGTGATTGAGACCGCCGATAGCAAGCTGTTTAGACCACGCAATACAGTTTTCTCTATAGATGACGCGCTTAATGGGTACTATGTTGATGGTGGAGATCTCGATGTCCCTGGCCTTGATATGTCTAAGTCCCCCGGCTACACACCGGGCCACCGTCCTGGTGCTCTTGGCCGATCCTACTTTGCCGACCAAGTTGAATCTTCCAATGGCGATGCCCCGCGTTGGGAACTTAAGCCGTTCGCCCATGATCTTGTTGAGGAGTGGACGCACATGATCCTTGATGGCGAGATGCCTGACCTTTGGGTTGTTGCCCACGCTAAGCCTGAGCTCCGTCCACTGGAAGGTCTGGGCTCGCAACGGGTCCCAAAATCTGCTCGCATCACTAATGCGTTGTCGTTCCTCATGCTCATTGTTATCCGGCGCTTCACTTTACTTATTCCCTCCGTGTATAAGTCTGGTCGCGGGATAAATCGCAGCCTTTATGCTGGCAACCTTGACGCTAAAGAAGGCCGAGAGTACTTGCTTGCGAAGTCCATATACGAATTTGAGAACAACACCGATGCGAAGAAGTATGATGCTTCTCAAAGCTCGGCTTTCCATTCGGTCGCTGAGGTCATTGATTGCGCCATTATGCAGTGTATGTTTCCCTTCCTGCAGCGTGATGTCCTTGCCATTCCTATTCGCATGTCCCACACCGCCTACGTCATTTTCGCCGGTATGGTGTACCACGTCATATTTGGCATGCTTTCCGGCCACCCTACAACCACGCCCGACAATGGTGGCCCTCGCGAAGTGCTCGGCTTCACCACATTTCTTGAGGCTATAACTCTTGTCGGAGACCCCCTCCCTGCTACTATGCAGGAAGCCTTTGCTAAGTATTTGATTAGCACTTTCTCCAGCGCTTACGGAGACGACTATCGGTCATTGCACAACATTAACCAGCTCACTAACGGTTTGTGCGTTGAGGTAGCTGCTCGCTTTGGCATCACGCTCACGGCGCCCGCTAAGGACGGTGGTGTTATGCTCGACTTTACTGACCATGATGACCAGGTCATGTTGAAGCGCCGAGTGTGGCGCGATGTTTCTGGTCTTCCCCGCGCGCCCCTTGAGCTTGAGGTACTTACTCGCATCCATGCTTTCGTCCATGCGAAGGATCCCAACCGCGCCCAAGCTGAGTTTGTTAATTGCGAAGCCGCTGTTCGCGAGGCATTCCACTTTGGTCGCCAGGGTTTCGATGCTATTAAGCGCGCTCTCAACCATTCGCTCGCACAGCACAATCAACAGTTGATTCGCTTACGCTATGATGACCTTTATGCGGAGTGGTACAATCGTTGCGGGCGCTCGCATATTACCAGCATAGGTCTTGCAACCAACCAATCTGGTTCTGCTGATATGGCTAAGGCGACTCCTATGCGTGCCACTCTTGGCGAGACCATCACCACTGGCATGGCCTCGTCCGCTGCTGTCACCAAGGTCGACACCGAAGCCCTTGTTGCCAGCCAGATGGGCCTCACCTCCCATGGTGATGCTGCTGCGCTTGTCCAAGAGAAGCCCACCGCCGGCGCTGCTCGCGCGTCGCTCACGCCACTGAACCCGTTTCCCCCATTTGGAACGGAGCCCGCTCTTGAG